TAACTTTTGGTGTAACAACTTCGGGTTCATACCCACCATTGTAACCACTGATAGCAGCCTCAAGATTGAAGATACCAACACCCTCTTTGAAATTATACCTTGCAGATTTAATCCAATATGGGAAGTGACCAGTGTTATTAATCTCTTCCTTCGTAAAGGAAGTTTTATTAGGGTACGTCTTGGTCAACGTTTCTAGGAATTCTTTCCTATCAGGCGTATAGTGAAACGGTTTTCCCGCCACTGTTATCGACTCGCTTCTGTCGTAAGTTCTTTTTGTATCAGTCATAATATAGTCTCCGTTATTTAACTTTTTTTCTCATCATTAGTAGTATATAAAAAAGTGAGGGGCTTTGTCAAGTTTATTTTATTGGTTGAAGTAACTTTCCTACACCTTTTTCTATAGATATCATACCACCATCTTTTTTTGAATAGGTTTCAAATGACCCATTGTTCACCCAATATCTGAATGCTTTACACTCAACCTTTTCTTCTTTACACTTCACTTGATTTGGACAATCAAAGACTGTGCATGGCCCAGGGCCCACGTTCTGAATTGCATCTGCAAATGAACTGTAATCGGTAGTGTGTGAAATGTAGTAACTCTCTTCAACTTGTAATGCATTCATTATACTTGCTCCTGTAAAAATGTAGTGTCCATATCTGAATCCAATAGTGTGATTTCAAATACATCCAATTCCTTATCGTGGTTAACCATATGTGGAACCATGATTCCTTGAGCAGCCATGCTGTCAACCTTGTTGACAAACGCCTTATACTCATTCCTTTCTAAAATAACTTTATCCATTATGCAATCTCCTTTATAAATTCGTTAGTTAAAAATCTTGATGTAGTTTTGGATTTCTGATTTCTTTTGAAAGCAGCCATAACTCTGACCTTTTTCGCATCAACTAGGTCATCTGAAAGTTCATCATCACCAGTAGCACCAAGAAGTGATGCACTAGTCAAGAATAATTTGTTGTATCCGTGACACTTCACTACCATACCAGTCTTCTTGATTTCTTTCCAAGAATCATCATAGTCTTTGTGTGGAGCGGTTTCACTAAGGATACCATACACGTCTTGTTTTCTACCAAGAACAAAGTACCCAGTCACTGTAACGTTACATTCTTTTGATATCCAGTCCAGTAAGTTCTGTGTAATTGAAAAAGCATTTCTGTAATGACTACCACTACCGTAAGGGTAAACTTTTTTAGAGTATGGGTCAATTATCTCTCTATCCACTTGTGTCATGTAACCGTAGTCATCTCCGCCACTTTGTTCTTTGATTTGAGCATTCTCAGCATCATCCTTTTCAAACAAAGCACCACCGTGAGAGTAACCATCTGTGATTACTGTAAGAATTGATTTCTCAATACCGTACTGTCTTTGGAATTCAGGCAGAAGTTTTCTGAGAACTCCAAGAGACTGATTGAGTGGTGTTCCACCTAGAGAGTATCCAGTTGGGTGAACCCTAGTGGCAATCCATGAGTATCCAAGTTCAGTGTAGTTTGTATTGAAATTCTCATCCAACCAAGCGTGTAATTTGTTTCTTGCCTTCCATGAGAATCCATCGATGTAGTGGTTTAAGTAAAGTGAAGCAAGGTTCTGCATCATCTCATTCCACTGCCTGTTGTTCATTTCATCCGAAGCGATAGTTACTAGATTTACATTATCATAGTAAGACCCATTGTTCTCACCTCTCTTGTATGAATCTGAGAACAAGTAAATTCTGTGAGCGATATTAACTTTTCTGCAGAACATTGCGAGAATGATTGACTGTTCTATTAAGTCAGCACACTCGTTTTGAATTGAACCACTCCAATCTAGAAGAACTGTCAAACCGTGGTTCTCACCTTCTGGCAAGTAAACACTTCTTTTGAACACGTCTTCAACGATTTGATATTTAGCAAGTCTATTCATGTCCAACTTACCAGTCTTACCAGTAAAAGCATGTTTACTTCTTTGAGCAGTTTGTTTCATCTCAAATTCTTTTGCCATATGATTGACAAGTTTCTTATTCTTGTCGACCAATGTTTTTGCCATGATTTTGTTCCAACCCTGTCTCTCCTCAACATCCGCATCAGTGTTCTGAACATAGTAATTGTTCCAGTCTTTTAGAACTGTCTTGAAAGAAATCTCAGTAGCATCGATAACTTCTTTATTTGTTTTGAACTTTGAAGGAAGGTCGATTTGAGTAATAATTCTGTTTGTATCTGAAAGAAATTGGTCTTCGTTATTGTGTGCAAAGTGTTCAGTGATTGACTCTCTAGCACCGTCCTCATCGTCATGGATTCCGTATGAACCTTCTTTTCCACTTCCAGTTTTCTTTTGAGTAGGTTCTTCTACTTCATCTTCCTGTTCCAAGTTACCAGCGGTATCTTGTCCTTCTGACTCTTCTAGGTCAGGCATAGTGTCTTCAGTGTCTGAACCACCTTTAGATGACTCTGACTGTTCTTCTTCGTCTTCTACATCGTCACCATCACCCCATGACTCTTCTTCCATTCCATCTTCATCTTCTTCTTCTTCATCACCGATTTCAAGAGTTTGTGGAACGATTGACTCATCGGTCTCATCCCTAGTCTCATTTTCCTTAGACCATTCGTAAATTTCTTTTGCAACTGCCTCAACTTCTTCCCAAGTCTCACAAGCGTAACACTTGTCTAGTATAACTTGTTCTTCATCAGTAAGAGAAATATTAACTCTTGAACCGACCTTAGTAATAAGGTTGATTTTGTCAATCAATGAAAGTGTCTGAAGGTCTTTATCTTTGATACCAAAGAAGTCATTCTCCATCAACTCATTGTATGCCTTGTAGAATGACTTTCTAAGACCAGCAAATTTGTCTCTGATTTTTCTCTCAATCCTAACGTCTTCTACAACGTTCAAGTAACCTTTAAGTGTCTTGTTCTCAACAAGAGCAGAGTGTACACCTTCGTATGGTGTGTATAAAGCATGTCCAACTTCGTGACCCATGAACAAGTCATAGAGTTCGTTTGACATATCTTCTTTGAAAATAGGACATGCAAGAATCCTGTTCTTGATGTCGAAGTAAGCAGTAGGAATCTTCCTATGAACAACAGTAATGTCCTCTGTGGCCATTAGTTTTGCGAGTTGGTCTTTTTGGTTTCTTGTTGTCATATTTGTTTCCTCAGTTGATGTAGCCATTATATAAAAAAGTGAAGGGCATTGTCAACTTTTATCTTTTTAATTGAATAAATTTTCTCCTAGACTTGGAGAACTGTTTCATTGGGGACTTGTAAATTATCTCTTCTTTAGTCCCAGTCTTGATGTAACCAACCAGTTGATTAGCATCGTTAACTATGTAAGTGTGGTTGGGGACTGGATAGTCGCCCCAGTCTGTAATCTCTTTTAAGTACTTCATTACTTCACCCATATGTGGTTGTATTTGGAAGGTAGGTTTTCACATGACCATAATGAACCTTCATAATTAATTACTGCCATACAGTCACCTGTTGAATTTGATACGTATACATCAGGCATTGATAGAGTTGTATTCACTGCAAACAATATAGATATTGATATTATAATAAGTAATATAAGAATTTTCATTACGATGCCTCTGCAAGAAAGTGAGTGTATGATTCGTAGTAACCACTACATCCGATTGCACTATTATCACATCCTCTTCCATCACTCCATATCTCTAGGTTGATATATGGGTAACATTCTGAAGAAAATGTCTGTCCTATAAACGTAGTGTCTAAATTAGTCTCATAGACATTCTTACCCATTCTACTGATAGGTTTTACTGATAAATGATGAGGGGTAACCTCTTTGATTATAGCAGTGGTTGTTATACCATCTATGGTATATTGACAGGTATCTAACCCAGTTTCAATGTAATTCGTATCTAACATATTATCTCCTTTTTTCATTATATACATAGTATACAAAAAAGTGAGGGGCATTGTCAAATTTAATTTTGGGGGTTTTGGATTGGCGTCCCCGATAGGAGTCGAACCTATAACCTACAGCTTAGAAGGCTGTTGCTCTATCCAGTTGAGCTACGAGGACTTAATCAATCCAACAGATACTATAGTATCAAAAAGTTACTGGCTTTGTCTAGTGGGTAATTGCATTCCTAGTAAAGAAAATTGGTCTTCTCTAAGGTCATCTGTGACCATGTCGGTCATCATGTTGTTTGTGTCGCCTGAGAACCACATGGCGATAGTGTAACGAGGACATCTTCGAACCTTCTGTACACCATGTTCGTGATAAAGTCCTTGGAACAGAACTCCTTGTCCCGATACAGGGTCGTGTGTATAGTCATCATCGGGGAAGTATGTCTTACCATCACCAAAGTTGCTATTGAGATTTAGTATAAGAGTCCACTCTCTTCTAGGTGGTGCATTAGCGTCATCTAAACCATATTGAAGTTGTGCTGAAGAGTAGGTATCTTTATGTGGGTCTTGAAAACCACCGATTGGCCACTCTGTCATAATACACATTTCGGGATACATTCTCTGACCAGTATCTTTGTAGATGGTAGAGATTGAATCAAATTGAATTCGTCTAAGGAGTGTCCTTATATAATGGTCGTGTATGTGTATGATATTGATTCCAAAGTAATCAGAACCGTCACCAACACTTTGAAGGTTTTTGAAGTTTTCTCTAAACCACTGAATTAGATGCTGGTTCTCTTGCGGAGATGTCATCTCGTTCTGAGTTATTAGATTGAGCTTCCTGTTGTTCTTGGATGAATCTTGCATATGCTTGTCGTTTTTCATAATCTAGTCTTTTTCGTTTTTCTTTAGGACGTGATTTTAAAGCACGTTCTAATTTCAATTTACTTGCTCTTTGTAGGAACAAGATACCGTTGAGATGGTCTAGTTCATGTTGAATACATCTTGCACCGATACCATCAAATAGTTGTGTGTGTTCTTCTCCCTTAGCGTTATTCCATCTGAGTTCACACACTTTGGGTCTCTTAATCATAAGGTATATATCGGGGAACGATAAACACCCTTCTTTCATTAAGTCTGTTTCTTGAGACACTTTAGTTAACTCGGGGTTAAAGAATGCTTGAATACCGTCCTGTGTTCTCATGACAAAAACTCTAGCATCTAGTCCCACTTGATTTGCACTCAGACCAAGACCACCATATTGTTCCATGGTCTCCGACAATTTGCTCTCTATCTCTTCAGCGTCTTCCCTTGTCTCAAAATCAAAATCACTTGGACGTGTCCTTAATACTTTACTCGCTTCTTCTACTAATTGATACATTATTTAATCCTAATGCCTGAAGAACTCATGTATAATGCTTTACCTGCCCATCCGCCGGACGCCCTTGTCCTCATGGTAATGGGAAGTTCACAATACTTCTTCAGTGGTTTATATACAAACGACAAAGTAAAACTTTGTTGTCCCTTCACGTAATTGACTTTGATGTTCCCATAATTTTTAGGATTTTCATCGAGACATACTGCTTTTAATTCTTCATTAGCACCTACGTCTTTCATCTTCGACCCACTCTCTGAACCAATCAATAACTTGTATGGACATGGTGTAGAGTTAGCATCGGGATAAGTGTAATACCCCATAGTGTTCAACATGTATAATAGGTTGTTTGGTTTAGACAAGTGTTTTGACATCTGTTGGATAACAGAATTTCTAAATGGATAATAGAAATCTTCTGCATAAAAACTCAACCCATGTTTAGTAAATAGTTGACCTATCTTATAGAATGAAGATTTTGAACCACCTTCTGTGTACTTCTCTCTCTTAACTTTAGAAGTCCATTTAACTTTCAACTCTTTTTGCACTTCTTTGTTTTTAACACTATTGACTGCTTCATCCCATGCAACATCAATGTGATTCATAACTGATTTTAATTGTTTTGAATCCTTAAGTTTACCATACTGTGCGACAGCAGATGCATTCATCTTTGGTGTCATATCTTTACCAGCAGCAATTTTGTTGGAGTATCCTATAAATGTTCCACTCGAAAGTTCAACCATAACATCTGAAGGGTTCTTATCTGAGATACCGCCTGGCTTTCCACGTGGTGTCCAGTATACATCCTTAATTGATTGACCACTTAAGTCTTGGAGAATTGCTCTAGCATTGTGTTGACCAATCTTGATGTCTCTTTGTGCAGTTTCATCTTTATCTATCAACTGAATCATGGTCTCATAGGTAAGCGAACTTCCGTCTCCAAGTAACACACCAGTCTTGCCTGACTTCTTACCTACTACCATCTCCCATTCCACGGAGTCCATTTTCATCTCACTGGGTTTATCTAAAAAATATACAGATAATAACTCATTGACATTAGATGAAGCTGTCGAATCCTTTCGTTTACCCATACCTAAGTGCGATTTAACAGCACTCTTAGTAGTCCTTACATAGTATGGAGTGTCACTTCCATTCTTTTCTACTTGGAAAAAAAACTTACCATTCCCTACAGAAAATATTTCTTGTCCACTTGCACTCTCAACATTCTTAAATTTAATATCACCCTCACCAACTTGTGCTGTGATGGCATCCATACTGATATCCAAATCATAATATGGATTTGCTACACCTCTCTGTGTGTAGTATGGGGATACAGTCAACTCACTTATTGTAGGTAAGTCTAACTTTATATCTTCTATTTTTGGTGATTTAAATTCGGAAAAACTTTTCATATTACTATTTATCCTATTCCGCCAGTCGTGAGAAGTTTTTATGTTTCTCGAATCGAATTACATTCTCGAACCTGTCGTACAGTGCATCTCCCTTGTGACTAATTATAAATGCATTAGTCTTTTCCGTCAAGGTGTTTAATAGTTTCATGAAGTCATCTGTTCCATTAACGTCTAGTGATGAATCAAACACTTCGTCAAGTATAAGCAAGTTAGTGTTCACACTGTTCTTCATACGTGCAACTGCTCTCCAAGTAAACAAAAGTGATAAGTCGATTCTCATCTTTTCACCTTGTGAGAAGTTGTCGTACTTAAACACGTCTCTAAATCTTGACTTGATAGTCTCTTCAAAACTTTCGTTGAGTTCGAACCCAACATAGAATTCTAATTGGGCAAGATACTTGTTAATCATCTTATTCATAACAGGAACATACTGTTTAATAATCTTTTCCTTTACTCCTTGGTCTCTCAATAGAGTAGAAGCAATATCAAAGTAGTGTGCTTGGTCTACTAGTGTCTTATGTTTTTGGTGTAGAATCTCTAGTGTATCTTCTGATTCTTCGATTCGTTCATGGACATTAGAACTTACATTTTGTTCTATTTTGAGTTCTTCAATTTCCTTTTGAATCTTTGTAATGAACTTCTGATTTGAAAGTATCTCAGTTTGTAAAAGACCTTTCTGTTTTTGAATGGATTCTATTTCTCGTTGGACTTCTGTGATTTCCGCCAATCGATTTCGGGTATCTTCGAGGGTGGTGTCAAGAGAAAGCAGCGCTTCCTTGATTTCATCTGACTTAAGTTTCTTCTCTTCAATGTGTTTCGTCTTGTGTTCATGGTCTAACCCCTGTTTACATGTTGGACAATCATCGTGGTTTTCATAAAACTCTATTTCTTTCAGTGCTTTCTTACGTGCAGTTATAAGTTGTTGTTCTACTGCTTCTGCTTGTTTAAGTCTATCCCCCTGTGGGTCTCTGTCTGATATGGTCTCAAGCTTATTTACCACATCTTCTTCTTTAACACCTACCTTTTCTAGTAGTGTATCAATATTATCTTGCGTTTCTTGTACAGTACCTTCGTACTTTTGAATCTTAAGTTCTCTTGTTTCTCTCAGTGCTTCCAACTGTTCGTTGAGACCACTCACACGTTCTTCTATGAGTTCAACTTCATGGTTAGTTTCTTTCAACTCTATCTTATGTGCGGATACTTTCTTTCTTAGAATGTCTTTCATGGTACTAAAGATTGAAATGTCTAACAAGTCTTCGACTAATTTACGTCTCTCTGCCGATTTCAATTGCATGAATGGGGTGAAGTTTGCTGACCCCAAGATAGCAACCTGTGTGAATGAACGGTAACTCATTTTGAGTACGTTCTTTTCTAAATGTTCTTGATAGTCTTTAACCGTAGCGTCTTGGTCTACCAACATATCATTTACATATAATTCAAATTTGTTAGGTTTTGCACCACGTATTACTTTGTATTCTCTTCGGCCAATTGAAAATTCAACCTCCACTATCATTTCTTTTTGATTGATTGAGTTTATCAATAAGTCTTTTTTTAGATTCCGAAATCCACGTCCGTACAATCCGAAACACAATGCATCTAATAGTGTGGATTTACCAGCACCGTTCTCACCCAATACTAGGGTTGTCTGATTTCTGTCTAATTGTATCTCAGTATATTTGTTGCCTGATGAAAGAAGGTTCTTCCACCTCACAGTTTTGAAGTTTATCATAAATAAGAGTGTTCATCCAATGCTTCATTATACAACGTTGTCATCAATTCGTTAAGTGGCTTTTTCTTACCTTGGATTTCTAATCCATCGATGTAATTGGATAGGATAGTTAGAGTGTCTTCTACATCTTCTATATCATCATCTCCATAAAAATCCATATGTTTATTATCGTCCACAACCGATACATGTAAAGGTGAAGCAGCATGTACCTTGTCTAAGAATGTATCAAACCAATACGGATTGTCTTTATTGACGACAATAATTTTCACAAACTTACCAGTGTAATTTGAATAATCCTTTTCACTTATAGTTTCAAAAGTTTCTTTAGCGTCATCATAGAAACCTTTTTCAAACATAGTAATAGGATTGTGTATTGGAGTTAAGGATTGGTCTTCAGTATCAAAAATATGGAAGTACTTCTTATCGTTATAATCTGACCAAGTAAATTCCATCTGTGAACCAACGTAATGAATGTTCTTAACTTCCGACTTTTGGTGGAAGTGTCCGCTATACACTTTATCAAAACGTTTTAAATATGAATGGTCTAGTCCATGTTGACATGTCATGCCTGGCATCATCAATGCACCTTCTATTTCAAAGTGACCCATAGCAATAGATGCTGGTGCTGAACGTAAAAATTCTACTGAGTCAGCATAGTTATCATTATTAATCCATGGCACAAGTGCAATAGGAAATCCATCATACTCTCTAACTTCACACTCAGAATAAACAGATACGTTTGGTTGATTGTAAAGAAGTAATTCGGGAGCATTGACATCATTGGTGTTCTTATAATATGTGTCATGATTACCAATTACTAAGTCCATGGTTATACCACGTTCAGTCATAGGTTCAATGAAGTGTTTGATATTTGCTTTCATGGAAGCGAAGTTGATATACTTCCTTCTATCGAAGTAGTCACCCATGTGAATGATGTGTTTGATATCATGTTCATCTAAGTATGGGAAGAACACTTCATTATAGAAACGTCCTTGATAATTAGACATCTCAATCATATCACCTCTCACTCCACAGTGAGTGTCATTTAATATCGCTATCTTCATTTATCTTCGAATTTCTCTAGTGAGTTTTGTTTTGTAGATTTCCTTGTTCTTTTTGATTTCCTTGGTTCGTATGCAACCCTGTTCATATTCTCTTGCATCCATTCCACGTTAGTGTTGGTCAAGGTAGGGTCGTGTATTCCATCGATTGTATCAAATGCATCGAGTGTGAGTGAAGTAGCATCAATTGCTTGTTGTTTGATGTACACTTGTTTCTTTTCTTTCTGTATTCTTCTCAAGAAAGCATAGTAACAAATCTGTGTAACATATGCAAATGCATTGTTTGATTTTTCTACATTGAAGTTGCCAAGATACTGAATACAATTCTCGATTGCATCACATATCATTTCATCTCTATAAGTGTAGTTGATAAAGTTGGGTCTAGTAGATAGTCTTGTTGCAATCTTATAGATGCATTCTCCTATGTACTCTGACATTTGAGGTGGAGTTCCTTCCGACTCTTTCGCTTCTTTGATTGCAATTGCATACTCAGAAACTGCCGCTGTGAAGTCCTTGTTGTTGACGTAATGCGCCTGTGTTTTAGGGTCTTTTTTCTTAGTCATGTATACATTATACTCCTTAGTTATAGGATTCCTAGTGGCTTTTTGAAATTATTTGATAATAAAAAAGATAAGTTTTTTTAAAAAGCCACTTGTGGATTAGAAAATCTGTGATAAAGTAGCTTATGTCCCCACAGGGAAGCTTATATAAAGAGATTAACGATTAGAAATAATACAAGTAGCGGAATCATTCCCAAAAACATCGTTACTATGAAGTGAAATAATATCTCCATATAAGACGGTTCATAAGACATTGCAAATTTACGTTTTACTATATTATATAGTGTGTTCATTGGACGAATGTATTGATGATGGCGAACGAAAGCATCATAAAACCGAATACACAAACCTGTACTATACTTGCCCAAAAGATTTGTTTCATGGGATGTACATCTGTTAGTTTTTCTATAACTGATTCGTTGGGTGAGAGGTTGACTATCTGAAGTACTTTCTTTTCAGTCTCGGGTTTGGTAAACCAAGGGACGTACATATTACACCTCCATCAAAGATATAATTGATATCATGAAGATAGATACTAACGTGCCTATCTCCATGAGGTCTTTGAGGTTGGATGACTTCTTCATGTGTTTGGGAGCATGTTATTAAACTCTGTGGCATTTCTTAAAGACCGCAACGAGCCTGGGTCTCGGTCATATAGAATTGCCCATGAACCTAAAACGGTAAGAAGTATAAGTATTCGCATTAGAAATTCAATAATGTAAAATACATTATCATAAATGGTACTATAAAGGGAAGAGTCATGAATGCTAGAAATTCAATAACATCACAGAGAACACACACTTGCTTACTCTCTCTAATCTCTTTAGTTTTTCGCACCATGCTCTTAGCTATCGTAGCTGTTGTCATGGTATTTTCCTAGTTGTTGTATATTAAAATATTGTATAATCAAATATAACTCTGATTTATACGCAGACTATTTAGTATTATTTTTTGCTCAATGAATTGTCTTGGGGGTTTCACTAACATCAAGTACATCATCGTCCCATTCTTCATCAAGTTCACCATTACCCATGTAGTCTTCGAGTAGTTCGTGCATTCTCTGAAGTGATGGGGACTTAATAACTTGTCCTGTAGAAATGGGAATAGATTGTGCTTCTAACATCGTTGCCCAAGACGATGAAGCTTTATCATAAATGGGAATGAATTGTTCACTAACTTCTGCCCTGTACATGATATCTTCTTTATCGATAACTATGTTAGTGTTTTTACTGGTTGGTGCAAAGGGATAGAACGTGGTGTTACTTGTTCCGTCTCCTGCTGGAGTGAGAGTGTAACACATAGGTAGTGTTAACTCCAATTTATCAGCACGGTCTCTAGTCATTGCAACTAGTTCAGTACCAATTTTAAGTTTAACTACTTCATATTGTTGTGGTGTGTGCAAATCTTTTGCCTTCATGTAATGTTAAATTGTCTCATTTGATATACAAATCCCTCTTCGTTGTATATATTTATACGTTCCTTAAGGTGATTGAGAGTATGATTTTCACATTGTAAATCATCCGATATATCAAACAATCGCATTTCAGTTTTACCATCAGCCTTTCTAAGACCCCTACCAATAGATTGTAAGTTTCTTATTCGTGATTTGGAAGGAGATGCGAAGACTACATTATCAATCTTCTTAATATTGACACCAGTTGAGAAGGTACCGTATGACGCCAGTATGACGTTATCATTTGCTTTCTCAACGATTTCTCTTACGTTCTCCCTATCCTTGGTATCGGTTCCGCCATAGACATAATGCAATTTACCATCTAAGCGTTTCATCATTTTATTGTGTAAGACAACCCCATGTTTCTCTACGTATTGAAACAGTACTAGGGTGTTTCCCTTAAGGGAATAGACAAGATTGCATATAAATTCGTTCCTACTATCATTTCCTACGAGATAATCCATCTCATCTTGGTATGACATTTTCTTCTGTTTGGTATGACGAAGTATGACACATTCTATACTTAAATTTGCAATCGTCCCTTCGTCCATTAAATCTTTTGTGGTTATGACCTTTTTGACAGGCCCAAACAAACCTTCTAGTTGTAGTCTATGAACTTCACTACCATCAAGTGTACCAGTAGTTCCGATACGAATTGCAGTAGTTTTCATTTTCTCTAAGATACCTTTGAGTGTTTGTGCTTTAAATAGATGTGCTTCATCCCCCACCACAACATCAAATGATTGTAATACTTCTTTAGGTGCTTTTGCAAAGGACTGCCATGTTGTAACTGTTATAGAGGAATCAAATACTTCTTGTCCACTGTATATCTTACAAATAGGTTCTTTGTATCCATACTCTTGAAAATCTTTAGTCATCTGTTCAACCAAAGAAGTAGTAGGAACTATTATTACAGTCTTACAATTGGGTAGAGACACCTCTCCTTCAAACCATCTGCATAACATATAAATGATTAATGACTTACCACTAGCAGTAGGAGATAATAATAACTGTCTACCATACTGTACTGTAGATTTAAATGCATCTATTTGATAATCTCTTGGTGCAAACGGAAGTCCCAAGCCTGGAATTAAATCGTCTCCATTGATAAAGAAGTCTACATCTTCATCTGTTATTCTAGTTTTCTCACCTATAACATCTTGGACACCTTCAAACTCAAATCCTCGTTCTCTACAGAACTCATCGATGTATGGAAGTAATCCTATATAAATTTTGTTTGTTTTGATTGAGAAGAGTCGTACCTTACCGTCCCACATACGATTCTTATATGACGGCATAAATTTGGCATTGGGTACAGTAAATGAGAAAAATTCAAACAAGTCTCTAGAAAGTCCTTTATCACAATGGACTCTTAGAAATACTTCATCACATTTCTCTACTCTTACAATGTTAGACATATGTGTCGCCAGCAAACCATCCCACTAGAGCTTCACGTGTTCCATGTGTCACTGGTGTTACTTGGTGATATGTAAAGGATGGGAATATGATACATGTCCCTTTTGCTTTGCCACTGAATGGTACTGTTCGAACAGCATGATTCATATCCAACCTCATCCCAAGACCTTTCCCCATACCGTTTAATAGTTCAGTAGGTTCTAACCATTGGAAATTACCACCTTCATATTCTTCGGGGTCTGACAATTGAACTGATAAACTTAATTTACGTATCTTACCATTTGGTAAAGGTTCTGGCCCGCTATCAGTGTGCCAAGTGTAAAAGTCTCCTTTCTTCCTTTTGGTCTTAGCGGGAGCATTGTATATGGTGTATTGAAGATTCTCGACAAATTCAATTTTATGATTCCATTCAGAACTTGCATTCGCTTCTTCTATAAGTTTAAATAATTTATCATACACATCGGGAATTGAGTTCTGCATATTTTGATTCATAAACCATTTAACTTTCCCCGAACGTACTTTAGCATCATCTGCACCACCAGAGCCAGGGTCTCCAATCATTGCTGTAACTTCTTCTTGACCTTTTGCAACTCGTTTTATCTGTTCGACTTCATCGTCTGTAAATGCATTTTCGATAATGCACATATTGTTTCGTAATATCATCTTATTGACCTGCCATAAATTTTCTCCAATCAATTGTATTCTTAATCGTTTGGTGTCTCCAAGTGATATTTTGCATACAATCTTTTAGGAAGTTGATGGTTATTTTTAAGTATTCAATTTTAGCTTTAATTTCTCTGAGGTCTGAGTCTGAATTGTAAAAGAATTGCATGTCACTTTTCATAATCTTAAGACCATCGAATGGGTCATCTGCCCATCCCAGTTCTTTGATTCTATCTGAATCCATCTTACCATTATACCACAACCACTTATCTTTGAGAAGTTCATCATATTTGAACTCCCAATTTTTGAGTGTTAGTAATTTATTAGTGAGTTGGTCTTGGTACTTAGCATGAAGTTTTGGAACTTCGAGAGATGCATTGTCCAATTCAATATCATCAATTTCACAATCTAATGCCCATTGGGCCTTTAATTCATCTAAAGTCATAATGTATATATTATATCACGAAAAGGTGATATTAACTAGTGGTTTCTATATCGAAATGTGTAAACCTAAACTCTACTGTACATATAGCTGGTTCAGCATCTGAACCACTTTGTAAGTCTATACCGCTCAACGATATAGGGAATGCATCATAGAATTTAAAAAATCTGTTAGGGATGTTTTTGTTAGTGTTAGTGACTAGTGTAATCTGTGAGTATTGTTGAAGGTCATCATTGATATCTGCTAATTGACCTAGATTAGTTCTCTCAGTACCAGTTAGTGTACTGAAGTCTACTGTGTCTGATATAGGAATGATACTATCCATCCAATCATATATCTCTTTATAGTTAGACACATCTTCGTCCACAATAAATGATACACTTAGATTACCAAACTCAACCTTATCGCCTGGGAAGAAAGCATTAACACCAATCCTTGTTGGTACACTTACTTCAACAAACGATAAACTAGGAATGCTAACACTCTGAACATAGTATTCAACAGTGGGAACTTTCTCTATTAGTAATCGAAAATTATTTTTGTTTAATATTGATTTGTTAATATCAATCATCTATCTTCATCACCCTCTTGTTAACAGTAGTATCATGGTAGTCACCATCAGACCTGTAGGTTCTAGTCTTTTCTTCTTCACACAGATATCCATCTGATATGAATGTCGTCACGACTCGTCTAGCGAGTATTTGATGTGTTTTTTCAACACCGTCTTCAAAGATTCCTCTTGCCCATGGGCCTTCCAAAACCTTCACATCTTTATAATATTTATTTTCCATACTTATATTTAGGTAAAAAAAAAGGTCTCCGAAGAGACCTTTTAAAATCAATTACTTCAGATTTATAGGATGTTAGAAACAGCCATTTTTCTGTAGTATTGGTTAAGACCAGCAGTAGCAAGACCATCTCTGTCCTGTACGTTACCTGTGTCAACGAATGGGTTTGAAACCATACCGTATCTTGTCTTAAATCCGATTTTTGGTTGGAATGTGTTCTCACCAACAGCACGTACCATTTGTAATGGAACGTATGGGCAATAGAACATACCAGCGTCATAAGGATTTGAACCTCTGTAACCAACAGTCATGTAATCGGCACTTGCATAAGGGTCGATATAGACTTTAACTCTTCCGTTTAGAACACCAGCAAAAGTATTACCAGTATCGTCTACAGACAAGTTTGTTGATAAAGCAGGAGTGTAATCTAATACACCTGCCATTGAAAGAGCAGAAGCAACATCAGATGAACAAAGGATAAAGTTACCTTTTCCTCTTCTTGTATCTTTAGCGATGAAGTTTGATTCTCTTTCGATTTGGAACAATAGACCTTTGAACTTCTCAACTGACCATCTACCGTTAGCGTCAACATCTAAGTTGAAAGTACCAGCAGAAGCAGTGCCTTGAGCACCAGTTTTTGCTTGGTTGTTTACGCTTCTGATTACTTCCCTGTTGATTTCAGCAAGGATTTCAGATGATAGAATGTTAGCGAGTTCTGACTCAGCGTCAAGACCATGAATTGCTTTAAGGTCTTGTGCAAGTTCTAGTGTATATTCAGCTTTTAATGCTCTGGATTTGGCAGTTACAGTAGCCTTCTCAATAGTAAATGACATTTCAGCAAACTGATTGTTGGAAGCATCACCTAGTGCTTCTGCACTAGCTGTATTCATTCCACCTGTAGTTTGTGAGGCATATGAACTGTTGAAAGGGTCGCCTGAATGGTCTGAACCAACTGTAGTAGAGTCTGTTTGATTTGTTGCTGAGTAACCAGTTCTTGCTTCTCCGTGAAGCGCCTCTGATTCTGCAGTTCTAACAGCGTTTACATCGTCATGATATCTTGCTTTCATAGCAAAAATCAATCCAGTTGGGCCAGTCATTGGTTGAACGCCACAAATGTCGTAAGCAACGAGATTTGGCATAGCACGTCTTACTAATGAAATCAAAATCGGATCCCAGTTAGAAATAGGTGCCCCAGTAGCATTTAAAGGTGCAGCTTCTTCAAGAGTTGCTCTATCTTCTTTAAGAGCCTTTTCTTGGTTTTCAAGAATTACTGCAGTAACCGCTTTCTTGTAGTTGTCATCGATTTTTGGTAAATCGCTGTGCTCTAGAATTGGCGCCCACTTTTCTTGTAAGTTTTCTGATTGAAACATTTTTATTTTCCTTTAAATTAACCTAATGGTTTTAGTTTAGATAATGCGTTAGCATATGTTGCGATTTCAGGTGCAAGTCTTGGTTCGTCTGATTCCTCAGAGATAACACCAGTACCTTCTTCAACAACAGTATCTTCAACTAGTTTTTCACCATCTACAGGGAAGTATGCATTCTTAACTTCTGAAACTTTCTCAGCGAAATCTTCTTCAGTCTTAAAGTCTACTCCTTCTGCAAGTGAAACTAGTTTCTCTTTTTGTGATTCGGATAGGTCTTCGCAGGCCTCTCTTATCACGTTTGCTCTTTTGAGTGTATCCAACTCTTCAGTGACATCCATATTTCTATTTACTTCACCGTCAAGTTTTTGTTCCATCTCATCGAGACGATTTGCGAGTTCATCAATAACATCATACTTATCTTCAGGAACGTCAACATAATGTTCTACGAACAATGTTTTCATACCTTCAATAAAGTTTTCAGTCATTTCCGACCTCAAACCACGTTCAATTGCAAGTTCATTTTCTTTCGTCCACTCTTCTGCAACATATGTTAGATACTTGTCTACGGATTCCGCAAGGTCACCTTTAACTTTTTCTACTGTGGTTTGTAATTCTTCTGAGTACTGTGACTCAAGTGATTCTTTAATTTCTGCAACTTTTGAAGTTACAGCAGCCTTAAAGATAGTCTTTGCCTTTTCAGCATTTTCTTCAGAAAGTTCTAGCGCTTCTGAAATTGCGGATAGGTCGTCATCTATTTCAATTTCAACGAGTGAAGACTCTAGTTCAGCAGAAACTTCTTCATCAACTTCAACATTTGTTTCAGCGACTTCTTCTTCTACTTCTTCTTTCTTCTTCATCTTGCCATACATTTCAGCGACCGACTCTTCGTCCATACCTTTTAAAGTATCAACAATCTTTCTTGCTTGTTCTGCTTTTGTCAAACTTTCGTCAACTTCTTCTTCTGTCAATCCACTAAAGACTGATTGAAGTTCTTCCTTTGTCATTTCCTTCATAGTGTTGACGATAGCTTTTATTGATTCCATTTTAGAAGGAGTAGACTCTTCTGACTCTTCTTCTTCTTTAACTTTTTGCAATTTAGGTTGAGCATCAGGTTTACTAGCATTCTTTTGTGGGGCGTCACCACTGACTGCCTTAACATTTTCTGCCTTCTTTACTGAGTCAACTGCTTTGTCAACAGGATTTTCTTCAGGTTTAACGACTTCAACTTTGCCTGCCTCGATTGATTCGGCATCAGATGAACCTTGTTTGACTGGTTTTGAATCTCCCTTCTCAGCTTTAGCGTCAGGCTGACCTGCCTCTAATACTGTTTCTAGGTTATTTTCTAACTCTGCCATGTTTATCTCCTGTTTGAGTTTACTTTTTTATTTATATATTATAGGTTTTTAACAAACTTTTTCCATAGATTAAGTTTGGTTTCTTCAAGATTATTTAGTGATGCAGTCTTTAACTCATTTTGCATCCTTTCCATATCTACCGCCTTCAATATACCATTCTCCATTACCCATTCTACCCCTTCATAAATACCTTCAACGAAAGCTTCGGGAGCGGATGGGTCTGCAACGATATCACCTGCCGTTGCAAGTTGGAAATCGTCTTTTACGTATTGAGCGCCACCCTTCTGTTCGAGCGAACCCAAACCTCTTGATGAAACACCCAACTTAGCACCGTCACTGATAAGACTTCTTACTATCTGACCGTTTGGTGTACTTAAAATCTTTGCACGTCCCACGTAATTATTTCCATCTTCTTCTAAAGATGTAATCATGTGTGACACTTTATCTAAATTAATTGTTGGCCCTTCAGGATGTCCTAACTCACCGAATGCCCTATCCTTTTCAACAAATTCCTTAACGTAACGGTTAACTTCTTTTTCCATTACTTCTTTAGGATATACTCTACCATTTCTGTTTTTGATTTCAGATTGCATAAAAATACCTTCAATAAAGTATTCTTTCTCACCCTTCTCGTTCTGTTCTATAATAACAGGGGTTACACTGTAATCATTAAACTCTGATATTAATTTCATTTATAATTTCTCCAAAAGGTATATCCTCTTTCACCATCTCTTCCATCATATGTCGGATAAGTTTAAATTCTCTCTCAGCCACCTTGAGGTCTTCGTAGGACTCCTCTAAGACGTTGCCGTTTAAAACTATATGTGTGAGTCCTTTTCTGACAACAAATGCCACATCAACTGACTCTCCACAAAATCTCAATGTATTCCTTCTCATAGGAAAGAATCCAGCAGGAATGGTGTACTTCGCTTCCCTCAACTCGCTAGAGATTGATGAAAAGGTTTTCATACTAACCTTCCTGTGGTTGTGACATCCAATCAACTTGCATCTCTACACGTTTCATGTCCACAACTTCTGCAGCTTTTTGTTTGATTCCATCATTGATAGAATCCTTTGCATCCTGTAACTGACCATCTTGTATTTGGTCTACGATTGTTTTCGCTATTTCGCTCATTTATTAAAAGCCTCCAAAATTATCTTCATCATCTCCGCCGTCATCACTTCCACCTTCGGATTTGATTTGAGCATCAATGACCTTTATATCTTCTTCAGTTTGTCTTAGTATATACTTTCTGACATATTCGTCTGAGTAATACTTACCAACATACTCTGAAGCCTGACTTAGTGTATCAAGTCTTTCTCTTATAATCTCTGCATCTTTCAACTCTGTAAAGTGGTTGTCCGTTGCAAAATCAAATTGTAGAAAGTCTTTGTTCTTATCGAACTCTTCCACTGTCATTATTTCTTTGAGAACTAATTGAGTTCTCAACATATCTACAAACACTCTAGCAAATTTCTTCTGCAATCTGTTTGTAAACTTATTAAACTTAAGTTCATCTCTAGAAATTTCTGAAGCACGACCCATATTGAATCCGTTATCTGCTTCCATTCTAGTTGACGGTACGTTTAGTGACTGATATAGTTTCTTCTTGAAGTATTCTATATCATCTATGTCAGCAAGGTTCTGACCGCCAGGAAGTGTACTAATTTCTGTTCCTCTTCCACCCTCTCTTCTTGGTAACCAAAAATCCTCCAACATACTCATATGTTTTCTGTCATCTTTGATTTCACCAGTGTCTGCATTATAAACAAGTTTATTTTTATACTTGTTCATTACCTCAGACAAATACTGTTCTGCTTTTGCTTTAGGAAGGTTACCTACGTCAATGTAGAATATTCTTCTCTCGGGAGCCCTTGATATACGGTATATAACAAGTGCATCCTCCATCATTGACAACTGATTTGCAGTCTTCAATGCTTTATGCAAATAACCGATTACAACATTCTTAGTGTAATCTAATAATCCCGAAGTAGTGTATGTCACTGCTTCAGGTGCAATCTTTACAACATGTCCTTCTTGTGATGAGGATTTATCAAAACCCTTATCGTTGAAGACATAGAACTCCTCAATTTTCTTGACTTGGTCTATTCCTGTCTTCTTGTCCTTTTCTTTTTCTACGTTTCTGACCTTCTTAATTTTAAGAGGGTCAACATTTCTTACGTCAACGATACCAAGTTTGGGTCTCTTGCCATCAACGACTTTATGGAAGTATATTCTTCCATCTACGTACCATTTTCTGAATAATTCATGAGAGTTCTGATTGAACTTCATTAGAGATAAGATGTGACTAAACTCGTCTTGCATCTTTTTCTTGATGCTATCAGAGAGTTTCACATCTCTGAGGTCGAGCGTCACGATTCTATCTGAACTATCAGACGTGATACACTCATTAATAATATCTTCGATTGCAGAATCACATTCTGGCACCAAAGATGTTTCACGATATCTTCGAATGAGTTCTGCCTCATTCTTAATGCCGCCTTCCATGTCAACATAAGCACCATAAGCTCCGCCTGAAATGAACCCACTCTGTTGTTGAATGACGGGGGTACCGTCATCCTCTAGAGAAGGTACAAACGACTTAGCGTTTGGTGCCTCTTTGACTCTTAACTCGTCTTTCTTACGAGTAATTTCAAACCCAAATATATCCATACTAATATTTATACCACCAATATGTGGTAGTTTTTCACTGTTTTATTAAAGAACTCTTTCCCAGTGAGAATAAGTGAATCCTGCCTCAAATGTCTCAACTTCAGATGCTTCTGCACTTGATAGCGCAATCTCACCGATTGATGTTGGGAACATGTTGAAGAATTCATATCTCGCAAGGACGGAGTCATCTTTGTGTAATTGTTCTACAAATGCACGTGATAGCAAGTAGTCTGTATCAGTTGCAGCTTCTGTTGTTGATAAAGATGCAATGTCATTTGACCATGCTTCAAGAGCAGTTCTTGTTGAAAAGTCTAGGTCATTGATAACCGTAATTGACCAGTCAGCGAATGTTCTATCACCAGCAAGTTTCAAATTTTGACCTCTGAAAGGTACACTAATAGTATTAATTGTACTCTCAGGTATCTTAGTTGCGGTACACAAGAATTCTAATCTCTGACCAGCACGAGGTACAAACACTCTAAATCGGTTAGCTCTTGGGCCACCGCCGATTAGGTTTGCTTTAAATTGGTCTATTGTTGCCATTTATATACTCCTATTAAACTGCACTGTAAATCTCTTCAAAGTCGACACCACTTCTGGCAGCAACAAAGTTGAGAGTAATAAAGTTAATCGACCTAGCAGGTTTGACAAATATAGAACATACAAATTCATTTCTGTCAATTACTGTGTCTGTGTTATTTGATTCGTCACAAACTACTGAGAAGTCTGTTAGACCACGTCTATTTTTAACGTCTCTTAAGAATGGTTCTACCGCAGCCCTAAACTGAGCACGTGTAAATGCATCGTTGAATTCGAACAACTGAGACTTAGCAGCAATTGCGATTGCCTTTTCCAATACGATAAACAATCTTCTTACGTTGATTCTATCGAATGCGGAAGGTGAACTTAAAGCAGTTTTGTCACCGAATAATACGGTTCCTTGACCAGCAAAAGTTACAATCGGGTTAACTCTTTGTCTATAAAGGTCATCTCTAGATGCCTTTTTAGGGTTGTAAGCAAGTTTAGTAATACCTAAGTATTGACCTCTTGAGAATCCAGCAGGTGAGAACCATGGGTCTCTTAGTAAGTCTGACCTTACCATAATACCTGTTGTATGTCCGTTGCCTGGCACCCATACATATCTGTCGTTGAATCTATCATACTGGTATACCCATCCACTGTCGAATGAAGCATATGATGAAGATGTTACTGAAGCGAAATCAGCAAGAACGTTAGTTGTTTGTAATGATTCTGAAGAAACGTTAACTACTGAAGTTCTTCTAGGTGATGCAATAACCATACAATCTTTTCTTAATTCACAATCAAGAATTAACTGATTGACGATTGTGTTATGGTCTGCAACTGAATCTGCACCTTGTGTTCTTGTTGAACCTACTATCATGAATGAAACGTCTACTGAATCTGCATCACTGAAGTTATCAGTGTAAGCAGCACTCTTCTGTCCTGCAGTAGGTAAATTACCATCACTTCCGTTTGAAAGAACTGATTTTACTGGTAAAGCAGGTGTTGGGAAAGCAGAACCACCAGCAATATCTGCAATAGTGTAGTGTGTACTTGCAGCTGCGTGTGAATTTCCGTGACCTGACCACCAAATCCAATCTGATTTTTGTGAGATTACGTTTCTGTAGTAGTTTAATTGACCGCCTGAATCTTTAGCATCTGAACACTTAGACACGAAACCGTATGTTTCTAATACTGTCTGTGGTGTTCCTGTGATTACGCCTGTTCTGTCGACAACAACTACGTGCATCTCATCATTTGCAATACCACCGTTAACGGCAGCACTTGATGAGCCTGGTGCTTTATCAAATAAAGCGTAGTGTTCCCAATATCTATCGATTGCAACATTGTCTGCGACTGCAACTGTTAGACCACCTTTAACTGGTTGTCCGATTGATTCGATAGTTAGAACTGCTCCGTTGATTGCAGTAACTCGGTATTGTGTTGCGTGACCTGAGAAAGTAATAATGTCTCTTACTAGGAAATTAGTCCCAGTATCTACGGTTACTGTAGTGTCACCTACGTCAGCGCCATCAGTGTCATTGACTAATGATGCAGAACCTTTGAAATATGCGTCACTTGTTGCACATACGTGTACGTCTATATTATTACCTAAAGCGCCTGGGCACCTAGCAATAAATGAACCAACACCGCCTGCACCACCTTCATATGTTGATGCATAGTCTTCTGAACCTTTCAGAAGTTTACTTGCCGAATTGGCAGCGTTTGCGTTAGACATACCTGTGGTATTAATCCTAACTACTCTTAGTGATGAACCATATTTCAGAAATGACTCAGCAGTATAGAAATCTTCTGCACCAGCATCTGTGTTAGCAGGTGTGAAGAAAGATTCTATTAAACCGTTTGAGTCTGAAACTGTTACTACTTCATCAACAGGGCCCCATTGAAATGAACCAGCGTACGCACCTACTGTAGATGATACTGCGGGCACAACATTTGTAAGGTCAACTTCCTTGACCTGTACGCCTGGTGATACTTGAAATGCCATACTTTTCTCCTGTTAATGTAAAAAGTTTTGTTTTACTTGATATATTTATAACTTTAAAGATTCTAAGAATTCTTAAGGATTGTTCCTTTCCTCTTCGAAGAACCATCTATCCCCACCCTCATCTACAAAGCTTTCCTCTATATATGGGTCACCCCCAAATATTCCAGCTGGCAACATATCATCTTCAATGACTCTTTGTTGTTCTGAGTATAAGAGATTCTTAACTTGATGGTTTGTGAGGTGAGTAAAATAATCAGTTGTAATAAACCAAGAAAATAATACGCAATTCATAACCATATCATCGTGATATCCTCTATCTGCTTCAAAAGACATCCCTTTATTTATGAAAGTCATAAGCTCGGTAATCGTGCTTCTGTCAATCAAATTTAATCGGTTCTCCTCCAATATCTCTTTTAGTGTAGAACATCCGATTCTTTTAATTTTTTTGGTCATGGTAACACCAATATCTTCAGCTTTAGTCATCCCCTGTGTGAATACATTGTCGTATTCGATATCATAGTGTAACTGACTTGCTACCATAGACCCTTCTGCATTGTTTTCTATTATAACTAATGCAGTGTTGTATGCTTTTGCATACTTATTTATAATATCGGGGAATAGCATAGGTGATATCATGCTATCCCGATACGTTGCAACTTGTGTGAATGGGTCTGCACTCACATCAAATATAGTCATGGTAGAGAAATCCATTCCTCTACCTTTTGCAACATCTACTGTACATATATAGGTGTGGTCTTCAACAGGTTTCTGATACACACTAAAACCATCCTTATACCACTCAGCATCCCATGCTTTCAGACCTAGTAGTGTATTAGAATTGATAAGTGTATTACCTGTTCCTAAGAAACTGTTACCATACTCTTGTTCAAATTGTGCTTCTGAGGTATTTGCAATGGTCTCTTTCTTCCATGCTTCGTCTCTGCCTGGCACGTCATGCCAGTTAATTGTGAATGATTTGTATTCTGATTGGTCATGTATTGCACTCTCGTATATCTTATGGAACATATTACCCACACCGTTTGCAGTGGAAGTGATAATAACTTTTGAGTCTTTACCCGAGGTTACAACTGGATATGTTGCAGTATAGAATGTCTCTGCATCGTCAACGAATGCAAACTCATCAAGATAAAGTAGGTTGATTGACAATCCACGAATGGACGATGATGACGTTGCAGCTGCAACAATCTTACTATCGTTTGCAAACTCTATCGAACCTTTGTTGAGAATCTTTACACCAGGCTGCAAGAAGAACGGAACAGACTCTAACATGGTTACAATACGTGCAATCATCTCTCTAGAAATTGCACCTTTGTTAGCAAGAACCGCTACTGTTACTTCGGGTTTGAATAATAAAAACCACAAAAGATAGGCACATGATGTGATTGACTTACCACTCTGACGTGATGCAAGGACTACATTGAAACGATTTGCATCATAGTGTTCAATAAGTTTATCTTGATAACCACGAAGTTTAAAGGGTACCATACCTTCATCTAGTGAGATAATCTGTGTGTAGTTTTCAATGAAATGACATGGGTTTTCAGAACACTTCAAATATTCAGCCATTTCATCTTTAGTGTACTGGTGTTCGATACCAGCACGCTTAATCATGCTGTTACCTAAGTAACCTTCATTCTTATTAACTGTCATTCTTATTTTTCTTCAGAAACTTCTGTAGTTCGGAAGTGGAACCAACATATAAATGGTTCTCTTGTTTCCCTATTCTCTGTTGGTCTTCACCCTCTAACTTCTTTAATTTGGTTTGAACGTCTAGTAATTTCTCAGCGGTTTCTCCTACAGTTTTAATTAACTGACCAGCAACTTCATATGCACGTGGGTTTTCTGTCTCCTTACATACATCTAAGATGCCGTCAATTGCATCTTGTCCTCGCTCAACGAGACCATAGAGATTTTCTCTAGTGTATTTGTAATCTGTTTCTATATTTTTAGAACGTTTGTCATCCGTTGGAACAGACTTGACAATCTCTCCAGTCTGTATTTGAATATCCGAAGTTATATCTAGAACTTCGTCTAATTTAGAATCTATATCTTTTGCCATAATTAACTCGCATCGGTAACCTTATCATCAGCAAATGTACTGATTGTTCCGTCATCATAAAATGTAACATTTTCAGCAACAACAAATGTGTCATTTGGTTGTACCGACCCAACAAACTTTAGTGTGTCTCCTTTCGAAATAGCATTTGGTTCGTTAGCAGTTATTGTACGTCTGTCTTCAGAAATTGTGGCAACAACCACATTTCCAACTGCGGTTCTGAAACCAAATATTTCATCCCCAACACTTATCTTACTATTTATTGCACTCGCAAAGGTATATGTATTTGAAGTACCAAGGGTGTCAGCACTAACAATCTCAGCGAATGCTGGTTCATAGTGTTTGACCTCTTTAACAAGACCAGCACCATCAATTTGTGTTGTAGTAAATGTACCACTTGTTTGATTTATATAATCTCTTTCGACAACACTCTTAATAACATCTCCAGTATACACAGGCCCAAAGAAGTATAACTTCATAGTGAATTCTAGTGCATAAGATATGACACGTCTTTCAGTGAAGTCACCTTCGTATGTGTCTTCCATATTAACACTAGTTAATTGAATTGGCACGTCTCTAATGTCTGACATAGAATCTACCATCTTCATTGTAACTGTATACTCGGGTTGAAAGTATGGTAAGATTTGTTCTACAATCTGTAGAGCATCATTCATATTTTTTGCAAGAACATTCAAAGTAAAGTTCAAGTTGTACGGAGCTGGTTGGTATTGATATCCTCTTCTATTACCATCACTAGTTTCTAGTTGTGATTTACTGTGACGTAATAGTTTATTTTGTTGTCTAGTAGCATCATACTCAAACCCTGTAAGTTCGAATGCAAGTCTTGGTAAAGATATTGCACTTCTATTGTTATCACTTAAGTCTGCTTCTTGTTGTAGTCTGGCGAGGAATTTTTGTTTTGGCCCATATGAAATTGGAACCTTCTGTTCATGTAATACAGTTCCGTTTTCTTTTATTTTCTTGACTGTAATATTATTAAATACGGTACCAAAGATTGACACCGCTCGCTTCATTGTCTCATTATAAAAAAATGTTCCAAACATTATGTAACCTCACCGAATGGGTTTGTCTCTGAGAAGTCTAAGTATCCATCTGCTTTTGTTTCAAAGTCTTTGTTTTGTGCAGATTTATCATGAGAGAAGTTTAAAACATCTTCAATACTATAAACAATATATTCTGCTTCTGAGTCTACACCTATGAGTGTATCACCAACAGAAATCGCTGTAGTGTTATCTTTGATATTCAGTTCTCTAGTGGTAGGAACCCAACCAACAACTTCACCCACAACTGCACCACCAAGGGTAACACTCTCACCACGTGTGTAGTTTCCACTACCATCTGCTTGTAGAATCATATCTATTGTGTAGGCGTTTTCAGTTTCAATTAAGTCGACAGCACCACCAACATCGAAATCTTCTCCACTGTATTCAAAGAGTTCACATTGTAATTTAAATACAAATAGTTTTCCAACTTGATAGAAAGGATTTTCGTGTTCTACAAATTTGATTTCAAACATAGAACCACTAAGTGGGAAGTAAATTAAGTCTCCTTCGTTTGGTCTTAATGATGTTGCAAGGTTAGAGTCTAGTGATATAAATCTTTCCCACGTTCTTAAAGAAAGAACGAAGGTTGCTTGGTCTCTTACTTGTATACCAAACTTAGACATAAGGTCTCCGTCCCCTTCATATCCTTCTGTATTTTCTACATACATTTCTACAGAATATGCATCTCCAAATTTAGACTGTACATCTTCACCAAGTATAGAGTCTTCCTCTACAATTTCTCTTGGTAGATAGTACGTCTCATTACCATACATACGCAATGACTCAACAACCAAATCTTCGTATAGATGTTGTTCAGTTTGTACTGCATGGTTAAAAAATACGTTTGTTGGCATATATTATCCCATCATATCGAGAACTGGCATTTCAAAATTCAGTCTCGATTCTTCTTCTAATCTTGTAATTTCTTCTTGCGCTTCAGTCTTCATCTGAGTAGCGTCTAGTGTGACTCCGCCTGGCAGTTGAATACCCGAGAACTTAGATAAGTTTTCACCCCACTGATACTTAACTAAAGCGGTACAATACTTCTTCAACCACATATCGTTATAGATATCAGTCATGTCTGTTGGGTCTAATTTTCTATAACACTCGATGATAATGTACTCACCTACGTTAAATTTTTCAACACTATAGTCTAGATACAATCTATTTGAGTGTGACTTGTATCTGATTGGAACTTGTCCAACTAGAATATCATTCATCATAGATAGATGCGACTGTACTTGAGCATAGTATAAAACACTAGTTGATGTTAAATCCCATAAATCATTGAGTCTTAACTGATACTGGATATCAAACATACTCGATGACGTGCCTGAACTGAATGGGAATACTTGTATTACACTTAACACATGTTCGGGTAGTGTTATGTAACTATTACTCTCTAAGTACGTCTGATTTGATACAGCTTGTGTACCAGTTGTAGCTGCGTTATGTGTTGCATTCGTTTTAAATGAGTCGATATCGTTTTGGGTTAGTTGGTGTTTTAGATATGTTTTAATTGCACCATCGTAATGGTACTCTCTGAAATACTGAAGACCCTCATCGATTCTATCATCGAATTGGTCATCATCAACGTTAACCTCTAGTACAGGAGCTCCGAGTTTTCTTTTTATATACTCTTTTAAAGATGCTTTTGAATTTGGTTCTGCCATGTTTTAAATCCGTAGTATTTGTGTCTACTACTATTTATAACAGTTGAGAACCTATTCTTGGAAGTAAGTTTTAGAAACTACTCTATCTAGTTTAGAATCTAGTTTATCCATCTTGTCGATAATTCTCTGAAACTCTGTTTCTATTTGGTCTCTTGTGACATATTCACGGGCTATTTCTTCCCTAGTTTTATTAACCAAAATGTCTATACGTTTTTGTTCAGATAAGATTGTTCTAACAAGGAATCCCATAGGTAGGACAACAAGTGTTAGAAATATATTCCAAAGTACGCCTGGTGAGATAGCAATTTCCATACACTTATTTAGGAAAGAATGTTTGTTATCCTTGTTGATTTTCCCAATCAATAGGTTCATATTGGTACTTTTGTAACATACCGTTTTCATCTAAACCAAATGTATTCTCATCGGGATGCCAACCTGTAGCGAAATTGTTTCTATAAGCTTCAACATCATTAATTTGAAATGCTGAATTGAATGATATTGAATATCTGTCCTTGTCTGTCAAGTTTGGTGCTACCATATGCATCATACCACTAGGGAATAAAATCAATTCTCCTGTTTTTGGTTTGAAGTCCCATGACTCTTGGTGTCTATTGGAATTTGGCATATCAGAAACAACTTTAGGGTCTGTATTGATAGCAACAAAATCTCCTTCATCACCATCAGCATGGATATAGAAGACGCCACTATACCAACAACCATTATGTAAGTGTGGTCTGTTCCATGCAGTTTTATCATTTATATTTGCCCAACAGTTACCCATTTGAAATGCTGTCTTTGTTGGGTCAACCCCAAAGTAATTCCAAACCTCTTGGTAGAATACTGTACTAATTCGATTCATTAATTTTTGGAACGTTGGATTATTGTCTACACCATCGTTAGACTGCCATCCAGTATAAGCATTTGAAACTTGTCTACCAACACCATCACGTCTACGCATAGCATCCATCTCATCTTTCAACATTTTCATGTATTCATCATCTAGAACGAGCTCATCTCCCATCTGTGTTGGGCATGTCATGTTTCTTTGAAAGATGACGGTTGGGAATAAATATCTAATCATTAAAGTTTAACTCCAGTTGAACCTCAGTAGGTTCTTGTTCTTCACTTACGTGCATAGGGCATTCGGGTGGGGGATTATCATTTTTAAATAGTCTAGCTTTAGGTACCCAATAACCCTTATTTCTATACGGGCCCAAATCTCTAATACCATCCTTCCCTTCAAATGGCGCTTTATGACCCCATTCTTGCATTGATAAAACCTTCTCAGTAGAAGGGTCATGTGGGTCTATTTTATACCCTCTTCCTTTAGTTTCTTGCCAGTGTTCATGTGATTTTATTTCAAATGAAGCATGCCACTCTTCTCTCTTAAACGGTATAATCTGACAAAGAGGGGTTCCTTTTGGTATAACAAATGAATGGTCGACTTTAGGATAAAAAATTATCTGTGCATTGTCTAGACCAACATTAAATGTATCAGTATCAATAATACCCTGCCAACATGCAAAGTATTTATTCTGAAATAAGAATGGGTCTAAGTAGAAGCATGAATAGCCAGGCGGGGTTTTTATGTTCCACGGATTTCTGAATTTAAATGCATCTTTTATAGGAGCTTTACCGTCACCACTACCATAGTATTCAAAAGATTCTCTAACTTGTTCTTTAGGATGGGACTGTGAATGGGTTGAAGCATCCTTACCATCCCAAGTAAATACTTTATTGGTGCCACTATCATTGATTCCTTCACCATTTATAACATGAATGTCTCTATTAGCAACAATAATCCATCCGCTCTTTAACCAATCATCCATTGCTGGACAAGCACGAATAGTTTGTTGTTGTCTACCTTGAGTAAACTCCGCTACCTTAGTTTTCTTCCACCACTCGGGTAAAATACTCTTTGCTAATACTGGTTTAAAATCAGCGAGGGTCTCTGAGCTGTAACTGTGAAATTCTATCATTGGCATGATATTCTTCTCCTTCATGTGTAAGTGATACTTCATCACCTCTTAATACTATAGAACGTCTGTCCATGTATCGTGCTTTTGTTGTAGGTGCATCTGCACCATGTGGAATTCTTCCGTCAAACATCAGCAATCTGTTTGGTTTATATTCTACAGAAGCAACTTGGTGATTCTTGACGTGGTCTGCTCTCCCATCAAGTCCAAATTGCATAGTATCATAAATTCTTAAATCTCCACCCCATGATGGATACCATACAGGACTGCAATAATATAGAAACGATATATTCCAATCTTCATCTTGAGCACAATCAGAATGTGTTGTCCCATCTAGTCCCTGTGTTTGAGAGTTCAATCCCATGTATTGAAATTTCTCCCATTTAAATCCAAATTCAGTTCTTAGTCTGCTATCTATATATCTAGCAAACATGGCATTCAATGGGTCTGACCCCCTCTCAGGAACCAAATTACCTTTACCTAGTGAACCATCCTCTTCAAATGCTCCTCTAAAGTAAGTTGCACCCCAAAAACTATGATGGGGAAATCCAGTAGCGCTACCGCTCTGAACTTCATTTGTTTTAGACCATTCACTATAAGTCCTTAGATGGACATTTGCATAGTGATGAAATAAATCAACACTGAGCCAATCATCCAATACATAGATATCTTGTAAAGGTAGGTCTTGAATTTTAAAAGGTTTATCAATATGAACAACCTTTGGATTTAGATTAACCGCCAATTTTTGTATCCCGTTGAGGTGAGAAATTTTCTGTTTCGGGAATTGCTTGTGGTTGTGGTAGTTGTTCCACATAACTAGTAAAATCTCTAAGAGTATCTTCTCTAGTTGCTACAATCTCATTCATAACTTGGTCAAAGATGTGCCATAATGCATCAGCATACTCCATAACACGTCTAGCATTAGACCTGTAAGGATGGTTGGAACCTTCTCTACCAACATAGCCAACCTCTGCCAAATCAGAAAAATTAAATCCGTTAGCACATGCTTCAACATTCTTATTACACATATAAGCTAGTTGTTCAATGTATTGACTGTTTAAAGTGACACCCATAGGTGGTTCTGAATTTTTAATGTAAGTTTCGACAGCGTCTTTTTCATCTGCATTTAAGGGAATTTGTTCTTGGTCTTGGAACTCTTTTTGAACATCCCAGTTGAGAATCTTAAGTTCTTCTTCAGCGTAGACTAGAACATCATAATCAAATCCCAATTCGGGTTTGTCGACATTTTCAAACTTATAATGCAAACCATTAGGTTTGGTAATCATAAGTTCATTGTTTTCTGTGTAAATTAGTGCATTCATAATATATCCTTTTTCTCCATTATATCATAAGATTGTTATCACAACAAGCTGTTTTTAACTTTGTTGTAGTGTTCTAAATTATTTATGTGTTCTGTATCCATCCCATTTATCCATGGCCCACCTCTTGTATAGTGAACAGCAGAGAAATCCCACTTAACCTCGGGGTCATCATATCCCTCAACGAACACATACTTCTCGGGGATGGGAGCAATCTTATCAGTCCATTCGAATTGATGCAATTGGGCACCTGTCCAAGTGTTAACCACTTCGGGTGTTAACTTCTTACAGTCGGGATGACTGTTATTGAAGAACATCATAGATGACCATAGTTTACATGGATAATCTATATTAACTTCTCCATCAAACTTGGTTTCATCATGTTTAATTTGCGGATACTTGATACATGCTACTGCATCATCTTGACCTAGGTAATAGAACATCGGCATAGGGTTTTTATTAAAGATGAAGTCATCATCTACAAACATACTAAACCCTTCATAGTTCTCAAGATACGGTATTAAGAATCTACTGTATGTAAACTCAGTAGATTGATTTGCATACTCTCTAGTGTACTCGGGTATCTTTGAAATGTCAAGTATTTTAATTTCTGGCGTAAACCTAGTGTAATCAACAAATCTCCCACCACCAACACTTCTCTTCACTGCATCTAATATAGATTGCTTGGAGTACAACTCTAGATTATTGTGTCTAGGGTCATAACCAATATAAATTGTTAGAGGTTTTCCAGCAGAAAGTTCTGTAAACTTCTTACTATGTTTCCAAACTTCTCTTCTAAATTCTATATTGGAATGGTCGGATTGGTATTCAAGTGTACCATTAGTAAATATAACACTCAAGTTTTTATGATTGCATTTTGTATTACCATTGAGGATGGTTTCTTTCCAGTAATCCAAAGAATCGTCTATGGACATTGATGGAATGTCGGGGAATGTATCTTGGAAATCCCATATCAAAAGTTCATGTGTTGGGTCTTCCATCTCTTCAAATACACCTGAACGTACACTGCCTGGATGTATCATAAGTTGTGTGAAATTACCACCGTTAGGAGATTGAGTATATCCTTGAATAGGAGCCCACAATCCCTCCTCTCTAATACTTTGTGTAATCCAATGAGCTTTCGCACTATGATAATACATTGAATTCATAGATATGTTAAAATCTTCTTGATGAAAGTCACGTGGGTCGGTTGCTTCACCACAGTAGTCTTTAATTTCTTTTATTTCATCATCAACAGTAGCAACTTGGAATTTTGTTGTTATATTTTTTTCACCTTCGGGTTGGATTCCTGAAGTGTAAATATCTGGCATGAATTTGTGATATGCATTACACTGAAATTGTAATCCATTAAAGGTCGTAATCTCTTTCTGTCTTCTCAGTGTATCAAGGTCTGACCACTTAAGAAGTCGTAGGGGAGGCATAACATTATCAAAAAAATATGATAAGACTTTATAGAACTCGCTGTCTTTATCAATCTCATCAATATTAGTAGACCCTAAATGATATTGGGGTAATAGATGCCTCTGAGCATGACCATAAGTTTTGAGTTCTTCAGTTGGTATAGGGGTTTCTTCTAATTTTAGAAGTAGTGCATCAAGTGTTGTTATTTTTTCCATAAACTAAATTCCAGTAAATTGCTTCTACCAGTATTTAGTCGATGAAAATTAACTTATATCAGTAGCAGGCCACTGTTGTGACAAGTTACCATCCCAACGTATAACAGGTGACCTACCTTGTCTACTATATGTCGAAGGTTGTCTGTTCTGATAAGTGAACGGTGTTCTACCTTGTCTACTATATGTTGAAGGTTGTCTGTGTTGATACGTGAAAGGAGTTTGTCCTTGTCGTGCATATGTGCCAGGTTGTCTGTTCTGATAAGTGAACGGTGTTCTACCCTGTCTAGCATAGGTGCCAGGTTGTCTTGCATTAGCAATATATGGTTGTTGACCATTCACTGGATTTCTATACGTACTAGGTTGTCTAGCGTTAGCGATATATGGTTGTTGTCCATTCACTGGGTTTCTATACGTACTAGGTTGTCTGTTCTGATACGTAAATGGCGTTTGACCCTGTCTAGCATATGTGCCAGGTTGTCTATTTTGGTACGTAAATGGTGTTTGACCCTGTCTAGCATAAGTGCCAGGTTGTCTGTTCTGATACGTAAATGGTGTTCTACCAGTTCTCTGATATGTACTAGGTTGTCTGTTCTGATACGTAAATGGTATTTGATAACTTACAGGGTTTCCATAGATAGCAGGTTGTCTATTACTATATGTAAATGGTACTTGATATCCTACAGGGTTTCTATATGTAAATGGAGACCTGTTTTGGTACGTAAATGGAGTTTGTCCGTTAACTGGGCTTCTATACGTACTAGGTTGTCTATTTTGGTACGTAAATGGATTTTGACCATTCACTGGGTTTCTATACGTACTAGGTTGTCTATTTTGGTACGTAAATGGATTTTGACCATTCACTGGGTTTCTATACGTAAATGGTTGTCTATTTTGGTACGTAAATGGTGTTCTACCCTGTCTAGCATAGGTGCCAGGTTGTCTATTTTGGTATGTGAACGGTGTTCTACCCTGTCTAGCATATGTACTAGGTTGTCTGTTCTGATAAGTGAACGGTGTTTGACTATTAGCAATATATGGATATGGTTGCTGAGCACTCGCAATATATGGTTGTTGACCGTTTACAGGGTTTCTATATGTGAATGGATTCCTTGCGTTAGCAATATATGGTTGCTGTGCTGATACTGGGTTTCTGTAACCAGCAGGTTGTCTAGCATTCGCAATATATGGTTGTTGTCCTGAAACAGGGTTTCTGTAACCAGCAGGTTGTCTAGCATTGGCAATATAAGGCGTTTGAGCATTTACAGGGTTTCTATATGTAAATGGTTGTCTATTATTGTAAGTAAATGGCACACGATAACTTACAGGGTTTCTATATGTAAATGGAGACCTGTTTTGGTATGTGAACGGAACCCTATATGTGAATGGGTTACGATACGTACTAGGTTGTCTAGCATTCGCAATGTATGGAACCCTATATGTGAATGGGTTACGATACGTACTAGGTTGTCTTGCGTTAGCAATATAAGGCACACGATACGTAAATGGATTACGATACGTACTAGGTTGTCTAGCACTCGCAATATAAGGCACACGATACGTAAATGGGTTCCTATAGGTGCCAGGCTGTCTTGCGTTAGCAATATAAGGCACACGATACGATGCGCTGTACGTGAACGGTTGTTGTGCAATGGATGGAACCTGATAACTGCCTTGTGCCATGTCTTTTCCTATTAATCCCTTAGTTCACTTGGGTTCAGAGGGTTTTGGTAATACTTCTGCCAAGCCCAAACTTCCAAGTTGTTAGCAATACAAGCATCGATATCCGCCTCAGCTTGTGCTAAGTCCGTATTTTCTCCTACTGTGTATGCTGCTTTAAATCCTGTTTGTGTACAAGTTACATCTCCGTCAATATCAGAAAATACAAAATCTTTATTTAAAGCAGTTTCAGTACTTCCATCGGGGTTTGTTATTGTTGTTTCATATAATGCCATATTTCTAATTCCTATTTTGTTACATCTATTCTAAGGTAGCCGTAAGCACCAGCTGTACTGTTTTCTCTCATCATATTTCTACCTTGTATATACCAACGACCTTGTGAATACTGCATATACTGGAATGGTAATGAGAAAGGTGATGGGTAATAACCTCTAGTCCACTGAGTAAGAATTTGCGACAGCGGGCCAATTGGTAGTGAATTTGTACCACCAATGAAGAAAGTTGTCGGTGCGGAACCACTGTTTTGGTATGCTGTAACAGCGTAGTATGGCAAGGCAGAACCAGTAACAGCATTAAAGTTCTGTAAAGAACCTGAAGATGTTTGATAAGTTCCCAAAGGGCCACCAAAAGAAGAGAATAAACCTACACCCTCAACATATCCCATCTGATAACTGTTAGCATAAGCAGTACTAGATTCCCAATAACCAACAGGTGCCCTGTATGGATAGGTGCCAGGACTTCTTGAACTCACAGATGCTCTAGCATTAGCAGTGTAAATCGCTGGATACCTAGCATTGTAAGTAAACGGTGTTTGAGAGTTACTTGGTGACTGAGCGTTAGCAGGGTATCTTGCGTTGTAAGTAAACGGTGTTTGAGAGTTACTTGGTGACTGAGCGTTAGCAGGGTATCTTGCGTTGTAAGTAAACGGTGATTGTGCGTTACTAGGACTCTGAGCGTTAGCAGGATACCTAGCATTGTAAGTAAACGGCGATTGAGCATTACTAGGACTCTGAGCGTTAGCAGGGTATCTAGCATTGTAAGTAAACGGCGATTGAGCATTACTAGGTGACTGAGCGTTAGCAGGGTATCTAGCGTTAGCAATATATGGTTGCTGTGCTGATACTGGGTTTCTGTAACCAGCAGGTTGTCTAGCATTCGCAATGTACGGAGTTTGACCATTCACTGGGTTTCTATACGTACTAGGTTGTCTGTTCTGATACGTAAATGGTACTCGATATCCTACAGGGTTTCTATAAGTGAACGGTGACCTATTTTGATACGTAAATGGTACTTGATATCCTACAGGGTTTCTATATGTAAATGGAGACCTGTTTTGGTACGTAAATGGTTGTTGTCCGTTAACTGGGCTTCTGTATGTAAATGGAGACCTGTTCTGATACGTGAACGGTGTTCTACCTTGTCGGGCGTATGTGTTTGGTTGTCTAGCGTTAGCAATATAAGGCGTTTGAGCATTCGCAATATATGGATACGGTTGTTGAGCATTCGCAATATATGGAGTCTGACTATTAGCAATATACGGATATGGTTGTTGTGCGTTCGCAATGTACGGATTTTGACCATTCACTGGGTTTCTATACGTAAATGGTTGTCTAGCATTCGCAATATAAGGCGTTTGAGCATTTACAGGGTTTCTATACGTAAATGGTTGTCTAGCATTAGCGATATATGGCGTTTGAGCATTTACAGGGTTTCTGTATGTAAATGGTTGTCTAGCATTAGCGATATATGGTTGTTGTGCAGAAACAGGATTTCTATATCCAGCAGGTTGTCTTGCCTGAGCAATGTAAGGTGTCTGTGAACTTGATGGATTCTGATAAATAGCAGGTTGTCTAGCGTTAGCAATATAAGGCGTTTGAGCATTAGCAATATATGGATACGGTTGCTGGGCATTCGCAATATAAGGCGTTTGACTATTTGCTATATAAGGATACGGTTGTTGAGCGTTAGCGATATATGGGGTCTGACTATTAGCAATGTACGGATACGGTTGCTGAGCGTTAGCGATATAAGGCGTTTGAGCATTAACTGGGTTCCTATATGTAAATGGTGACCTGTTCTGATACGTAAATGGTGTCTGTGCATTTACAGGATTCCTATATGTAAAAGGAGCCCTATGTTGATATGTAAATGGAGTTTGACTATTTGCTATATAAGGATACGGTTGTTGAGCGTTAGCGATATAAGGCGTCTGATTATTGGCAATGTACGGATACGGTTGCTGAGCGTTAGCGATATAAGGCGTCTGTGCATTAGCAATGTAAGGATACGGTTGCTGTGCATTCGCAATATATGGGGTCTGACTATTAGCAATGTATGGGTAAGGTTGTTGTACAGACTGTTGACCCGATGCATTATTCCACCCTGTAGGTGTCTTAACGTAAATTTGGTCTACCGCTGACCATGTGGTTGAACCTGTTTTAACCCAAGCACCTTGGGTAGAATTCCAGCCCTGCGGTGTTTTTACCTTCTGTGAACCTGATGCCATTTATATTATACCTTAAAAATTAAAAAAATATACTCTATTAAGAGTATAAAATCCACATATCACCAACCGCACCATCACTACTTGAAGGTGCTGATGTGTTCTGATATATGTTTCTCACATATCCACCTGAATTACTAGCGTTAGTTGTAGTAATTGTTCCTAGTGTTGCGTTTGAACCACTCTCGTATTTAGTGTTCAAAGCAGTCTGTAATCCGTCAACATTTGCAATCGTATGATTATGTGAATCATCTGCAACTGCAGCTGAAATTGTGATATTACCAGTTCCATCAAATGATGCAGAACCTGATAAGTCTCCACCCAATGCAATTGTTCTTGCAGTAGTTAACTTAGCAGCACTAGATGCAGTAGAAGCGTTTCCTGTCAATGAACCTTCAAAAGAAGATGCCTTAACATTATACGAACCAAATGTCCATTCGTCTTCTGACTCGTCCCATGTCAATGAAACATTAGCAGAAGTTCCTCTTTCAACTTCAATACCTGAATCCTGTGAAGGTGTTCCAGTAACATCATTGTTAAGTGTAATGATATTATCAGATACATTAAGTGTTGCAGTGTTAACAGTTGTTGTAGTTCCGTTAACAGTCAAATCGCCTGAAAGTGTAAGGTCTGCAAAAGACACATCACTAGTTGTTGAAACTGCCTGACCAATACTGAATTGACCACCACTGTATGCAACACCAGTACCAGCACTTAAATGAGCACGTGTCTCAGCAGCACTAGGGCCTGTATATGTTATTACACCAGTACCACTATTATATGCAAGTGAACCATCTCCACCTGAATCGGTGACTGATAATTTACCTCTTACTTGTGAATCACTAATACCTGAATATGTAATTGCACCAGTTGAAGAGTTGTATGATAGTGAACCATCTCCAGCGTTATCAGTAACTGAGATTAGACCTCTTACTTCTGCATCTGTTCTTTCTGTGAATGAGAAAGCACCAGTTCCACTGTTATATGATAAATCACCACCAGCAGATACTAATCCTCTGATATTTGCATCTGATAAACCAGCAAGTGTAAGTGTTCCAGCAGTATCGTCATATGTTGATGTGATGTTTGTTCCACCAACTATCAAACCATTTACGATATCTTCGATTTCTTCTTCAGTTTTTCCTGAAGAGTTAATTGTAAGTGTTCCAGCAGTATCGTCATATGATACTGTGATGTTAGTTCCTGCTGTTGCCATACTACCAACAACATCTTGCACTCTTTCTGTTGTATGATAAAGGTTACCATTTTCTGATACATCACCAGTGTCTAGTGTGACTGCACTACCTAAGGCAGTTGCACTTCCGTTAACTGTGATTGAACTATTAGCAAGTTTTGCGTTTGATATAGAACCCGCCAACATAGCGTCTGTAATACCTAATGCTTTTACTTGAAGTGTGTCTGAACTTGTTTCGATTGAACTACCGTCAACATTTACTGCAAGAGATAATGCACCTGTAGTTCCACCGCCTGATAAACCGTCTCCAGCAGTGACACTTTCGATATCACCAGCATCGTTTGTGAAACTAATTACACCAGTTGAGTTATCGTATGATAAATCTCCACTTGCTGATATTAAACCTCTAACATGTGATGTTGATACTGCAAGGTCGATTGCACCATCGTTTGCATCGTCATAAGATGCAGTAAGACCTGTATGTGTACCATTGGTTGCAATCTGAGCACCAACTGTATCTTGAATATTTTCGTAAGGTACTCTAATTTCTAGTGTTCCAGCTGCATCGTCATAAGTTGTTGCAACGTTTACACCAGCAGTAACTAAAGCACTAACTCTATCGTCAACTCTTTCATTTGTGAAAAATAGATTTCCGTTTTCTGCAAAATCACCAGTGTCTAAATTTAATGTCCCACCTAATGATAATGAATTAGAATTTATTGTTACACTTGAATTGGATAGTTTATTATTATCAACAGAACCCGCCAACATGGCATTAGTAATACCACCTGCTTTGACTCTTAATGTGTCTGAATCTGTTTCGATTGAACTGTCATCTACTTGGACAGCAAGTGATACATTACCACTTGTACCGCCACCTGTAAGACCATCACCAGCAGTAACACCTGTAATATCACCAACTTGTCCGTTAAGTGTAAGTGTTCCAGCAGCATCATCGTATGTAGATGTAAGTCCTGTTCCAGCAACAATTAAAGAATTAACTCTGTCGTCAACTCTTTCGTTTGTGAAGTATAGGTTTGAGCCTTCTGATAAATCACCTGTATCGAATGCAGACATATTGACTGCAATGTCATCTGCGTTTACAGTAATACCTGTACCAGCACCAATGTTTAATGTTGCATCACCTGAAGTTGCAGTACCAGTTAAACCAGCACCAGCATTTACTCCTGTGATATCTCCAACTTGTCCTGTGATTGTTAATGTGTTAGCAGAATCATCATATGATAATCCAATACCAGCACCAGCAGTTAGTAACGAAGCAACTCTATCGTCAATAGTCTCACTACCAATAGCAGCACCAGTAATAGAACCACTAGAGTCTATAACCTCTACGCCATTGACGTTTAAACCATTCTTAATATTAAAATTCTTTTCACCAGCCATTAGATAGTTCCTCCGTCAATCTGAACATTGTTCAGTGTCTTAGATGTCGATGCATCCGACATGTGTGTGTCTACTAAAGAGTTTGCGTAGTACTTAGCGGAACCTTCGGAAAGATTATCAGTTGTTAAATCTGAAATTGCAGCTGCAACGATTTTTCCTGATGAATTAATTACTTCGGTGGTTCCAACACTGACTCCGTACTCTACTACAAATTTATTTTGTGTTGCCATTTTTGCGTGTGTCCTGTACGTTAAATGTGATTTCTTACTACTGTATTTAGAACATTGGAGTGTTCATAACAAGGTGAATCGGGTTAAACTTTTAAAATATTTCTACTAAATTTGAATACTGTTGAATTTGCTGAAGCGGGGATGACTCTAAGTCTAACACTACCCGAGGAAGTGTCAACAGATAGGGTAAATAACGAAGTTCCTGTTGTTATATCACCGTATTGTGAAAAGTAAGCATTACTTCCATCATGTATTACCATAACTTCTGTTGCATGATAATTACTTCCACTAGTTGCCTGTAAATGATACTTTCCACTTCTGTATGCTAGTAGTGAAAACGTATCTAATGTAGCTTCAGTTGTTGAAGTTGTAGTGACTGAATCATTAGCATCTACTCTTAGATTACCTAAACTCAGTGGCCCAACTGCTGTCAACTGACCTGTCGCTTCTATATCACCAGCTTTAAAATCTGCAAATGCAAATCCTGAACCAGTAGCGTCAACAGTATTGCCTGGTTCTAATTCTAATCCGTCAAACAACTTCCATGTTGAGTCAGAAGCATCTCTGAATAAACCAGTATATTCAGTTGCGCCATCTGACAATCCATCATCATAGTTTCCATAAAGACCAATATCGATTAAGTCACTTGAAGTGTTCCCACTTGCAAGTTCAAACATAGAATCTGTAACAGAAACTGTTGTTGAATCAATTGTAAAACTAGTGCCCGAAACAGTTAGATTTCCAGTGACCGTTAAGTCCCCATCTACTGTCGAGTTATCTTGGGATGCTATCCCTAGGTCTGTGTAGAACTTTGATTTCGTTGCCATGATACTATTTATACATTATGAGAGTTAAAAAAAGGGGACTGAAAAGTCCCCTAAAAATAGTTTTTTTAATGATTAAGCGTCTACCGTTGTCCTATCAAATTTGATAACTGTAGATGAACTACTTGCTGGAGTTACTTTCAATCTTACATCTGTACCACTAATGTCAGCATCAAACGATGCAAGGTTAGATGATTTCAATGTTCCATATTGAGTTAGAGTCACTGCTGAACCGTCATGTACTACGACAATTTCAGTAGAGTGAAAATCTGAACCCGAAGACATAGCAACAACATATCTTGCAGCCCTATACGTTGCATGAGCAAACGTATCGATAGCAACTTCTGTTACTGCAGTAGTGGTAGAACCACCCTGTGTATGTCCATTAGAACGAATATCCTTTGTAGTAGTAATAACATCATTACTGACATCAAACTGTATACCACGGATTAACTCGGCAAGTTCGAAACCTCTTGTTTTAGCCATTTCTTATGCCTCCCTATTGCATTCTAATTTGGAACGTTTTAAATGTAGTATTCGTATTAGCAGGTGTTACTAGCAATCTCATGTTATTACTATTCATATCACTAGAAAGTGTGAATAGAGATGAACCTGAGTATGCATCACCATACTGAACGAAGTATACATTCGAACCGTCATTGATTAAAAGAACCTCAGCAGCGTGAGTACCACCAGTAGCATGTGTTGCAACAATTACATGTTTAATTGCAATTACTGCTTTTGCGTTAGAAGTCAATACTTGGTCAGCAGTCGTTGCTGTTAAAGCAACTGTTGTGAAGAAACCTTGTACAAGGTTTGATATTGAAGTCTGTGCAACTACTTGTAATACATCTCCCGCCACAGCGTTCGCCTGTAATGTGATAACTGAAGTACTAGTTGTAGCATAGTCATCACCACTCACTAATTTAACACCATTCAGATAGACTTGTTCTAGTCCAACAGTGTAAGCAAGTGTTACACCATTATCATCTGAACCTGAAATTACGGTTGTGTTACCAGTTATATCATACTTGAAAGTTGTTACACCAGTGCTTGGTGCATTTACGAAACCTAAAGTTCCACTTCCATTTGTTGATAATAACTGTCCACTAGAACCGTCTGCAGTTGGGAATGTTAAAGCATCATTGATAGTTAGAGAAGTTGGGTTAGACCCAACCTCTACAACAGCAGCAGAACCATCATTCTTCTCAGTGTAAAACCTACCGTGATAGGTATTTACCGCCAATTCACCAAGTGCAAGGTCACTTACGCCTGGTAATGCGTTCTGAGTAGAACTTCTTTTAAATTGGATTACTGTTGCCATTTTATTCTCCTATTGAATCGGTTAATTTGGATTATTAATTAAAATGTTCCGCCGTCAATAGCAGTAACTGTTACCGCACCACTTGATACTGTAAAGTTGTCTGAATGAAATGAAGCAATACCTTTTACTGAAGCAGTTGCATCTTTAATAGATACAGCACCACTTGAAACATCAAAGATAGCAGAAGCAAAACTTGCGATACCTTTATTAGATGTTGTAGCGTCTTCTGCAGACAATGTGATTGCACCGTCAGCATTAGTTACATCAATACCTTCACCAGCAGTTAAAGTTGCAAGTTCCATGTCTCCATTAGAACCATTACCAACCAATAACTGACCAGCAGCAGGAGCAGCACCGTCTACAGAAGTGATTGAACCACTTAATGCAAGACCAGCACCTGAAAGGTTACCAGCTGTTGAAAGACTACCAACTGTTAATGCACCAAATTCTGCATCACCAACACTTCCTGAGAAGACTGAAGATGTATCTGTTGCATCTTGGATGAACTTAAACTTACCATCTGAATCGTCCATACCAAAGAAACCAACTTTTGCAGCTGAACCATTGTGCCAGTTGAATTTGATACCTCTGTCTAAGTTATCGTCTGAAGTTCCTTCACCGATTTCAAATACAGGGTCATCAATTTCTACTGTTGTAGAGTTAACTGTTGTTGTTG